GCATTTGCGAAGTTCAGTGTGGAACAATTCAAACCGGCCCCTTCGGAAGCCAGCTTCATGCCTCTGACTTCAAGGAAACGGGTATCCCCACCTGAAGAGCGCGTTCTGCCGGGTGATCGACAACTACGAGACCTACGCCCAGACCTTGATAGAAGACTTTTCCGTGAAAGACGGCGACCCGGTTATCGCCATCTCGGTGGACATGCTGGACACCGGCATCGATGTGCCCGAGATCGTCAACCTGGTCTTCTTCAAACTGGTCCGCTCCAAGACCAAGTTCCACCAGATGATGGGGCGCGGCACGCGACTGGCTGACGGCAAGGACGACTGTCTGGTGCTGGACTTCACCGGCACGGCTCGCCGTCTGGGCCCGGTCGATACGATCACCGTTGATCGGCGGCCGGGCAAGAAGGGCGCGCCCGACGCCGCCAAGATCACCGACGTCCGCGCCAAGGAATGCCCGACCTGCAAGACGCTGGCGGCGCTCAACGCACGAACCTGCGTGGTCTGCGATCACGAATGGTCGCTCGACAGCATCCGGCATGGGGCCGAGGCGGACGACGTGGCGATCCTGTCGCGCGACCTGAAAAACAGGCCGCCGGAGGAAATCGCTGTCGTCACCTGGAGCGCCAAGCGGCACCAGAAGCAGGGCTCGCCGGATTCGCTGCGGGTCTCCTACTCGGCGGGGCTGATGTCCTATCCCGAGTGGGTGCTGCTCCAGCATTCCGGGCCCGGTCGATACCGCGCCGAGAAGTGGTGGCGGGCTCACGGCGGCGCCGAGCCTGTGCCGGCGACCGTCGATGAAGCCCTCGTGCGTTGGGCCGAGGTCACGCCGCCCGCCTTCATATCAGTCCGCAAGAACGGCAAGTGGTTCGACATCGTCGCCCGCCGTTCCTCTGACCCCCAAGGAGAAGCGGCATGAAGCCGTCGTACGAAGAACTCGAGGAGCGTCTGCGTGACGCGAACAACCGCATCGCCGAGCTGAGCGGACAGGGTCTCGCCGGTCAGATCCGGTCCGGCGTCGGCTTACCCCTGCGTGCGGCCCGCGTGCTGGCTCTGCTGTATGCGGCGCCAGGTCTCGTCTCAGCCGGCCTGATCTGGGCTGAGGTGTTCTCGGACCCGGCGACCGGCGACGGTCCGCACGTCGATAGCGTCAAGGTGGCCATCTGCCAGGCGCGCCGCCGGCTCAAGGAACGGGGCCATGCCGGTCCTTCGATCGTCAACGAGTGGGGCTTCGGCTACCGGCTGATGCCAGACGCCCGCGCGTTCGTCGCCGCTCGCCTCCAGCCGATGGAGATGGCGGCGTGAACATGCAGGCTGTCTCCGACTTCATGACAACGGCACCCGTCGTTGACCTGGAGGCTATCGCCAAGCGGGCAAACTACGAGTTGACGCAACGCAACTCCGGCAGATCCACAACCGACGCTGTGATTGCAGAGGTCGCCGGGCGCTACGGCATGACTGCGGCGCAGATGAAGGGCGCGCGCGGATCACAAGCCGTCTCGGTCGTTCGCTACGCCGCATATGACGCCGTGCGCGTGGCGCGTCCGCACCTGTCGTTTCCGATGATCGGCCGCGCGTTCGGCGGTCGGGATCATTCAACCATCATCGAGGGCATCGATAAGCACCGGGCTCGGATGATCTGGGCTCAGTTCCTGATCTGGGCTGGGAAAGGCGACGCCGCATGAACCCGTTCAACGCGACCGTTCAGGGCGGTTACGAGGCCCGAGACGGCAAGTTCGTGCACTGGGTGAAGCCTGACAAGGGCGTGGCTGTGCAGGTCAGGGGCGACGCGGCGCTGCCAGAGGGCAAGCGCGTGCGGCTGATTGGCCAGCGGATCGAGGAGGTTCAGTGATGACCCCCTATCTCACCATGGACGACGTGCAGCGCGCCTCGAACGTCGCGGGCCAGCACCTCGACAGCATCGGCAAGGGCGCCTTGTTCGCCGGCATCACCGCCGACGAGTGGCTGACGGTCTGCGCCATCATCGTCAACGAGGCCAACAAGGCGGCCGGCGACCGCATCGTGGCGGCGTGGACGATTCCTGTGGGGGCAATGGGATGATTCGCGGCAGTTTCACCCAAGCCGAGGATGACCGACTGCGCGAACTGCGTGCGTCAGGCGAGACAATCGAGGCGACCGCCGCAATCATGAACCGGGCCGTCGGGTCAGTCTCCAATCGCATCTGCATTCTCGGCATCGGAGGACAGGACGCCGAGGGGGCGCAGCGTTCGGCTGATGCTCGCTTTCAGGCGGCCCTCGCTCTCGCCTTCGTCCGCGGCGAGTTTCCAGGAGCTGCGGCATGACCCCCTTCGCACAAGCCGCACCCGACCTGATCGATTTGGGGTTCTCGCCAATCCCCATCATCGCCCCTGACGCAGCACACGGCGGACGCGGCAAGGCGCCGGGCGACTACCGCGGCGGTCGCTGGCAGGGGCTGTCGCGTTGGCAGCGGTTCCGCGACGGTCCGCCGTCCAGCTTTGAGATGAACCTGTGGCTCAAGGCGCCCGGCGCGAACGTCGGCATCGTCATGGGCACGCCAGCCGGTCGTGATGCGGAGGGCGAGCAGTTGTTCGTCATCGGCATCGACTTCGACGCAGTTGATCCTGATGCGCTCGACACCTTGCTCGGCGCCGCGCCTGCCTCGCCCATGGTCAAGCGTGGCCAGAAGGGCGAGACGCGGCTGTTCCGGGCCCGCAAGACCATCAAGACGAAGGTGTATGACGACACGAGCGAGATCGGACCGGACGGCAAGCCACTCGCCAAGCGCCTGATCGACCTGCTGGCGGGGTTCGACACGCGTCAGACCGTCGTTCCGCCGTCGGTTCATCCTGACACCGGCCAGGCATACGTCTGGACCGCTGGCCCCGTTCCCACCGAGCAACTGCCGATCCTGACCGAGGACGACATGGCGGTGATCGAGGAGGCGCTGGAGACGTGCGGCTGGGAGCGTGGTGGCAGGTCAACCGTCCGATCTGATCGGACAGTTCGCCAGGCCTCGGAAATCGACCCCGACGATATGTGGTCCGAGGTGAAGGCCGCGGCGATGGGCAGTCTGGCGGCATGGGTTCCGCACCTCGACCTCTATGGCCTGCGTCCGGCGCGTGGTGGTTATGAGGCGGTAGCGACGTGGCGGGCCAGCAGTTCCGGGCGTCCTATCCCTGAGCGCAAGCTGAACCTGTCGATCCAGACGCACGGCATCAAGGACTTCGGCACCAACGACACCTATTCCAGCATCGATCTCGTCATGGCCGCGCGTGACTGCGATCAGGCCGAGGCGACGGACTGGCTGCGTGAGCGGCTGGGCCTGAAGGACGAGGCGGTCGTCATTGACCTCGCGGCTATGCTGGCGAACTCGAAGACGTCTATGGGAATTCCCATAGACCCCGACCACGACCTGCCGGAGCCGCTACGTCGTAATGCGTCAGATGCGACGGATACGGCCGTCTATTCACCGCAACCGGTCACATCTGAGCCGTTGTCGAACACGTCCGAAGAACGTGTACAGATTTCGGGCAAAAGCGAACATGGCCCAGAGCTTCCCGAGCACCTGACGCGGAACCCCGGCTTGCTGGGCCTCATCACCGACTGGATCTGCGACAGCGCACGCAAGCCTCAGCGTGGCGGGGCGCTTCTCGCCGCCATCGAGCTGATCGGAACGGCTGCCGGTCGCAAGTATGCAGGACCGACGCTGACCGGCACGCACCTGTACGGCCTGTTCCTGGCTCCGTCTGGCGCGGCCAAGGACCACCCGTTGAAGTGCATCGGCCGCATCCTGCACGCATCGACCATGGCGCCACACTTCGGACCGTCCGGCTTCATGTCCATGTCGGCGCTAATCAACCGCATGTCGCGCCAGCCCCTGACGCTGACCTGCATCGACGAGTTCGGGTCATTCCTCGGCCGCATCAACGGCAAGCGGGCGTCGACGCACGAGAAGGCGATAACGGGGGTATTGCGCACGGCGTGGGGCTCCAGCTTCGACACCATGGCGCCGCCGGAATGGGCGGGCAGGGTGGGGGAGCCGATTCACAGCCCGGCGCTGAGCCTGTTCTGCGTCTCGACCCATCAGGAGTTCTTCGACAACCTGGAGGGCGGCGACGTCTATAACGGCTTCCTCAACCGCTTCCTGCTCATCTCGACGCAGCGCAAGGTGGTGGAGCGCGAGCCCACGGCGGACAAGATGGTCGTTCCGGCGCCTATCGTCGACGGCATGCTGGCGATCTATACGTCTGGCAATCCTCTGGCCCGCGCTTCGTCTCACTCCAGCATCTCGGACGCGCCCATGATCGTCGTGCCCTGGCTGGATGGTCCAGGATCTGCCGCTCACAGGATCTACCAGGGCCTAGCGCAGGACGTGGAGCGTCGTGAGGCTGAGGCGGCGTTCCTGGCCCGCACCGTGGAGATGGCGCAGCGCCTGGCGGTCATCCGCGCCATCGGCATCAATCCAGCAGCGCCGTCTGTCAGCCCGGAGGACATCGAGTGGGGCCGGCAGATCGCCCTGTGGTCGGCTGAGCGGATGATGGCGGACGCTGCGGATTACATGCACGAGACCGAGTTCGCCAAGCAGTCCGCCGCAGTCCTGTCGGCCATCAACAGGGCAGGCCGCCTGCAACGCAACGAGCTGGTGCGGAAGTTCTATGGCCGCCTCGACGGACGCCTGCTCGACGGCATCGTCAAGAGCCTGGTCGACGGGGAGATGGTGCGCGAGGAGAAGGTGCCGGCCGGGCCATCAGGAGGTCGACCCAAGCTGGTCTATGTGGCGGCATAGGTCGGGGGCGGTTCTTCGGAGCCGCCCTTTCTCTTTCAACCTCAGCCCAGCGGGTACGGCGGGACATCCAGCAGCCTGACTGTCGAGGCCCGGCCGGCTCCCTTCCTGCTTCTCAGCTCGACAACCCCCATCTCGGCCAGCTTCTTCGCCGGGCGCATCCAGCCCTTTCCACCCTCGTCGACGCCGCATCGCTCCATGATCTCGGCAAGGGGTGTCTCGGCGCCGTAGAGGTGCGGAGCGGTCAGCAGCTCCACCAGCACATCCTGCGTGGCTGGATCGTCGTTCAGCGACATCATCAGCCTCGTTGCCTTCAGCCTCGCAGTCCGGTGCGCCTCAGTATGACGCGGAGAGACCTTCACGACCTCCTCCGCCCTCCGCTCCGAGTGGAAGCGGCGTGCAGGTCGCCCGCTCAGGCCAGTCTTGTTCGTGGTCTCTTTCAGCAGGCCATCCCGCACAAGGGCGTCGAGATAGGGCCCGACATCCTGGCCGAAGAAGCGCCTTATACGCGCCTGCGTAAGGCCCGGAAACGCCTCGACCAGTCTCAAAATACCATCACGCATCGCCGCCATCCAAAGGGGGGTTTCGTCTTTGACATTAGAGCCCTAATCCAAAAGACGAAACCCCCCTAAAAAGCTAATCAAATCAATTACCGTATAGGTTAGTTAGTTATGTAGGGTGGGGGGTAGCATGCGATATAGGGTCAAGCCATGAACCCTATATGGATGCATAGATAGGGGCAAAGAACTAACCTAACCTCCTGGGGGCCATTTCAGAGGCTCCGAAAACCACCTCCCCAGTTACCTCGTCGTAACCACCCAGCCCCATAACCATCCTCGGTGTTGGCGCACCTCGACGACCCATCCGACCGCATTTGAGGTCGAGATGCAGAACGAAGAAACGGCACACGACGAAGCGACCACGACAGCCATCGAGCCGTCGTCTCCGCGTCCGTCCCAGGCCTACACCATCACCCATCCCATCCGCGTGACCAGTCGCGCAGACATCGCCTCGTTGCTCCGTGCGCATCGCATGGGGCTCGGCATGACCTGCGAGGATTTCGACGCCAAGGCCGGATGGTCGGATCGGTACGTGACCAAGCTCGAGCATGGCGACAAGCCGTCGTGCAAACGGGGCTTCGAGGTCATGGCGCCCGTCAGCGACAACCCGACAGACAGGCGGTCCTTCTCCGGCGACATCACCGCCTCCTTCATGGCCGAGATCTGGCTGGAGACGGCTGGTCTGGCGCTCGTGCTCCTGCCAGAAGAGATGGCCCGGTCAATCGGTGCTGTGCCGGCTCCGCGAAGGGGCGAGCATGGGTGATCTGAACGATCCGCATCCGATCATAGACGTGAAGGCCAAGGATGTCGTGTCCAAGGCCCGCGCACCTCAGATTAGGCCGCGTTTACAGGAAGCTGTGAAGCTGATCGTGACTGAGGGTCTGAGCCAGTCGGATGCGGCCAAAAGGTCGGGGATGACGGCCCACAGCCTGCAGGTTGCGCTCAAGAAGCCGCACGTTCGGGCGTTCATGGCATCTGTCAAGGACGCATGGCTCGACTCTCGAACCTCCAAGGCCTGGCTGAACATCGCCGAACTGGCCGACAGCGCCTGCTCGGAGGACGTCAGGCTCAAGGCCAACCGCGTCTTCCTCGAGGCTGCCGGCGAGCTGGGCGGCAAGGACAAGGGCGAGCAGATGGCCCGCACCCTGGTCCAAATCCTCGTCGCTGGCGGACAGACGGTGACGCAACTGCCGCACGGGCAGATGTCTGGTGTCATAGAAGCTGAGGCATTCCAACTGCCTGCGCCCATTCCATCCAACTCGCGACCAGTTGGACGCGTGAAAAACGACGATGACGACGATGCATAGCCCCCTAGTGCCGTCGGTTAACGGGCCTCTGTTTGCAGGGGCCATCCGGGTGAAGCCGCATGGGTCGGCTGAGGCTGGATCGGCGAACAAACATGGCCGTGCCGGGGCGCGGGGGCGGGGGGCAAATCGCGGGGACCGCAGGACCCGAGGGGTGTTCGACCCGCATTTTTCCCGACCCAGACGTTCTGAACAATTTTTTGCCCCATTCCAGACCCCGCGCACACCGGCTGCCGTGGTCGTCGATCAACGCCGGACGGAGATGTGACTATGCGTGCATCCATCAATGAAGCTTTGAACACCTGTGCTCCGGCCCCTGTCGCTGGCGACATTCTGACCATCACCGAGCGCGTGTGTAAAATCCGCGCTGCTCTGAGTGGCGCGACCGAAGACCTGACCACAACCCGCAACCGCGTCTTCGGTGCCCCGCCTGAAGTTGCGGCCGACGCCTCTGTTCCGACGGGCTGGGGCGACCTGGGCGTTCTGAACTCCGCTCTGGACGTGCTTGAGCACGAGGTCGGACGTGTCACCGATTTGGCCAACGTCTTCGGGAGGCTGTGAGGATGACCGCCCCCATCCACCCCCAACTCGTCGCCGCCGTCATGGCCTCACCCGCCGGACCCTTCATCGTCCCGCACGAGGCCGCGCTGGTCGTCAACACCGTGCTGGACAAGCTGCTGGAACTGACGCCGAGCCCGCGCACGGTCGATGAGCTGACGCGGATCAGGGGAGAGGGCGAATGCTGACCTGGACCTTCCGCATCGCGGGTGTGCTGCTGGCTCTGTTCGGCGGCGCCAACGTCCTCGCGGCCCTGATCATGACCGCGGAGCCCGGCTGGATTCCGGCGGTCCTGTTCGTCGGCGGCGCGCTGGCTATGGCTGCTGGTGTCTTCCACGCGACGGCTCGGGTGGTGGACTGATGCGGCGGGCGTTCGCAGCCGTCATCGCCGCGATGCTCTACGGCGAGCACACTGGCGACGGTCTCGGGGCCTTGCTGGTCTTCATCGCCGTTGTCGCCGCAATCGGGTCCGCTCGGAAGGTCGACGAGTGACTGCCCGTGCGTTGGCCCTCGCAGTCCCGGCGGGGAGTGTCCGAACCATGGCGCACCCCACCTCAGCAACAGAAACGATCATCAGCCCCGTGACGGGCGGCTGCTCGCCTGAGGGCTTCGGCGGCCTCCGCATCACAGGCTGCTGGATCAACGAGGCGCCGGCGCTGGAAGGCTGGAGCGGTCTTGAGATCGGTGACAGCGGGACGCAGATCTGATGACCCTCGAGCCCGGCCACTACATCACGCTCGCCATCGCAGCCGTTGGCTTCATCACGTGGCTGGTCCGGCTGGAGGGGCGCGTGAACGCCCTTAAGGCGAAAGAGAAGGGCCACGACGACACGCGCGACGAGGTCATCCGCCTGCAGGAACAGGTGAAATACCTGACTGCCAGCATTCAGGACCTGGCCAGCGCCTTGCGCCCGAGCCAGCGCCGGAGGGTCTCGGAATGACCATCCACCTCCCCACCTTCTTCGCCTTCGCCCGGCGCGCTCCGTTCGGCAACAGCCTGACCAAGGAGCAGGTCGCGGGCTGCGAGGCGATCATCAATGCCTGGACCGGCGAAGACGACCGGCATCTGGCCTACATCCTCGCCACGTCGTTTCACGAGACTGCCGGCACGATGGCGCCTGTCCGCGAGGGCTCGACCCGCACGCGGCGCCTGACCGATGCGCAGGCCCGACGGGTGACGGCCAAATACCGATACGGCAAGCCCGACCCCATCACCGGGCAGGTCTATTACGGGCGCGCCGACCCGCAACTGACGTGGAAGCGCAACTACCTGAAGATGGGCACGGCGCTGGGCCTGAACCTCGTCGACAACCCCGACCTGATCCTGGAGCCGGTGGCGTCGAAACGCGCCCTGATCCTCGGCATGGTCGATGGGATGTTCACCGGCAAGAAGCTGTCCGACTATTTCAACGCGACCAAAGACGACCCCGAAGGTGCCCGTCGCATCGTGAACGGCACCGACAAGGCATCGCTGATCGCGGGCTATCACCGCAACTTCCTCGACAGCCTCAAGGCGGCTCGTGCTGCTGTGACGGCGCCGGTCCAAGCTGCCGCCGTTCCGGCTACCATCCCCGACGGCGCAGACCTGTCCAAGGACAAGACCGCCATCGGCGGGATGCTGGCTGGCCTCGGCGGCATCGGCGGCATCGCCGCTTTCGCGCAACCCATCCTGCAGGGCATCGCCTCGCCGTGGGCCTTCGCCGCCTTCGCCCTGGTGGCGGTCGGCGTGTTCCTGGTCCTGACGGGCCGGGTGCAGTTGAAGGGGAGGGCAGGTGTTTGACGCCGAAGGTCTTTCACACGACCCGCGATCTCGTCATTCCTGCCGGGACGCGCCTGATTAACCTGAGCGGAAAGCTGGTCTTTGGACAGGCTGACGCCGCTGACAACTGCCCGTTCGGACTGTCGACGGGCATGGACAACGCGCTGGAACTTGGCATGATCGCAGAGGGCGAGGCGCAGAAATGATCCTGCCCTCGCGCCTGACTATCGCCGCTGTGACCGCAACCGTGATCCTCCTGCCCGTCTCCGTCTGGTCGAGCTGGAACTGGGGCGTCGCGCATCGGATGCACGCCACCCTCGACGCCGAGGTCAACACGCCGGTCACGGGGATGCGGTTCAAGTACGCGGCCTGTGAGGCTGAGCGCGGCAACCTGGAGGCCCAGGTCGAGCGCCAGAACCGTGCCGTGCTGGACATCAAGGCCGAGTCCGACCGCCGAACCGAGGCTGCGAACCGCGCCGTGGCTGAGGCGCGCCGTGCGCAACAGACCGCCGAAGCCCGTGCCCAATCCATTCGCAACCAGCAGCCCCGCCCAGGCGAGAGCCTGTGTCAGGCCGCTGACCGCGTCATCGTCGAGGCCGTGTCGTGATCCGGTGCCTGCTCGTCGCAATCGCCATTGCTCTCGCCTCGTGCGCCACCGCGCCGACCGTCCAGATCCGCACCGTCGAGGTGCAAGTGCCCGTCGCCGTGCCATGCCCGGTCAGCCTGCCTGATCCCGCCTACTCGGACACAGACGCCGCGCTGCTCGCGGCTCCCAATATCTTCGAGCGCGTCAAGCTCCTGCTCGCCGGCCGTGAGGAACGCGCCGCGCAAGACCAGATGGAGCGTGCCGCGCGCACAGCTTGCGAGGGCGAATGACTTTCACGCCACTAGACACCGATCTCCTGCAATGGGCCACTCCGGCGCAGCGGCGGTACTTCGACGCCTACAATCAGCACGGCTCCCAGCGAGGCGCCGCCGAGGCTCTCGGCGTTAGCAAGAACGCGGTGTTTGAAGGGCTGGACCGTCTCCGCAAGACCGCCGCGCTTCACGGGCACGCGCCGGGCCACTTCGCTGACGGCACCGCGCCGGGCTATCGCATGGGCAAGGTCACGATCCAGCGCGGGCCCGGCGGCGTCGAACGGGTTTGGGAGCGTCAGCATCCGGAGACCGAAAACCTCGATCAGATGATCTCGCACTTCGAGACGCGGCTGGAATCCTTCAAGCGCCTCGCCCCGATCAAGCTGGACCGACAGACCCGCTCCGAAAAGCTCGTCAATTTCCTGGGCCTGTTCGATCTGCACATTGGCGAGAAGATCAGCTCGGATGACCCGGCCGGTCGCTGGAGCATCGCGATCGCCAAGGAGACGATCACGTCATCCGTGACGGACGCCATAGAGCGTGCCCCTAAGGCCAGGCGCCTGGTCCTGTGCTTCGGCGGCGACGCCATCCACTACGACGGCTTGCTGCCGGTCACACCCAAGAGCCGCCACGTCCTACACTCGGACGGCGACTTCGATGACATGGCTGATGCTGTTTTGGACGTGGCGACCTACGCCATCGATTACGGCCTGCGGACCCACGAGGAGGTCTTCCTGATCTGGGCCGAGGGCAACCACGACGAGGCGTCGAGCGTGTGGATGCGAAAGATGCTGGCACGCATCTACGCCGACGAGCCGCGCCTGAAGGTCGTCCAGTCAAAGATTCCCTACTACGCCCTCCAGTTCGGACAGGTGATGATCGGCGTCCACCATGGCCACCGCGCCAAGCTGACCCGCTATTCCGGCATCTTCGCCAACATGTTCCGCCAGATGTGGGGCGCAACCACCTATGCCTATGGCCACCGGGGGCACGAGCACCACATCCACGAGAAGGAAGCGGACGGCATGGTCGCTACGCAGCACCCGTCGCTGGCGCCGTCAGACGACTACGCTTCCGGCATGGGCCTGATCAGCCGTCGGGGGTGCATGATGATCACCTATCACGAGGACTACGGCGAGGTTGATCGCCGGACGTCGCGCCCCGAGATGCTGATGCTGGAGGCTGCGTGACCACGATCGCCTATCGCGACGGCGTGCTTGCCGCCGACACACAGGTCAGCCGTTGCGGAAACGACTCAGGGCGGACCGTCAAGGTGCGGCGGGTGGGAAGACTGCTGGTCGGCGCCTGCGGCACCACGTCTCTGACCCAGCGGTTCATTGGCTGGATCGCTGGAGGAATGAAGGGCCCGCCCCCCCGCGCTCCGCATTGATGACAGTCACGCTTGCGTCGTCGCGGTCATGCCTGATGGGGCACTCGTGGAATGGAATGGCGACCATCCTCCCGACATCACGCGCGCCCGCTTTGCCGCCTGGGGCTCTGGCGCTGATATCGCCCTCGGCGCCATGGCTTTCGGCGCCTCTGCGGAACAGGCGGTCGAGGCTGCGGCAAGCATCGACCATGCAACCGGCGGCGACATCACGGCCCTTTCCGTGCGTTGAGCCCCGCCGCCCGCGCGCCATCCTCAGGCCATGGTCCGCACGTTCCTCCTCGCCACGTCGTTCGCGCTCGCTGCGCCTTCGGCTTCGCTTGTCGAGAGACCGCCGGCCGAATACCTGACGCCGCCTGACGCGCCGGTCGTGGTGCTGTTCGCCAATCCCGCGACCGTTGACGCCGTATGCCGCCGGAGCGCCCCACCCGTGCCGGAGGGCTACGTCATCCTGGCCTGCACCCGCGACGACATCCGGGCGCAACTGATGCCGGACCCGTGCCTGTTTCCCGATGAGTTCTATGCGGCGTTGCAATGCCACGAGAACGCGCACCTGAGCCGCAAGGGCCTGACCGGCTGGAGGCACTAGGCGTGCGTTGAGGACCGGGGGCGGGTCGTCAAGGTTCGCGCGAACCAGGAGATAGCGCGTGGCGACGATCAACTACACCCTCGACACCAACAACGACGACTTTCGTGTGGTGACATGGCCCGCCATGGCAGTCGGTGACGTCGGTCAGCCGGTCACTCTGGTCGGCTATTCCGACCGCAGCGTTCAGGTCGCCGGCACATTCGGCGCCGCGGGAAGCGTCACCCTGCAGGGCAGCAACGACGGCGTGAACTACGCGCCCCTGAGCAATCCCCAAGGCACCGTCCTGACGGCCACCGCCGCGAAGATCCAGGCCATCTCCGAACTGACGCGAAACTTCCGGCCGACGGTCATCGCAGGCGACGGCACCACAAGCCTGACGATTACAGCACTGTTCCGGAGGTCCGTGTGAGCAACCCATCCTTGACCAGCGCCGCTGCGCTTCGCCGCTTCAGCGCCCTGCTGGATGGCGTGCCCGAGGCCATCGCCGAACTTGAGCGCATTGGCTCCCTGCAACAGGCCGCTGACGAGGCGGACGCAAGGCTGGCGGCCCGCACGCGCGACATCGAAATCGAGGACGCCCGCCTTCAGTCGCGCATCAAGGCCGCTGTCGAGCGGGAGGCCGCAGCCGATGCGACCGTGAAGGACGCCGAGGATCGAGCGAGCGCCATCATCGCCGATGCTGAGAACCGCGCGGAATCTGCCGTCGCGAGCGAGGCAGAGCGAGTCGAGAAGATCGAACGCGAAGCCGCTGCGCGCGCCGCCAGGTCCATGGCCGAGGCCGTGGCTGCGGAGCAGCGCGCGGACGACGCCAACGCCGCAGCGGTCGAGGCCGAGGCCCGGCAAGCCCGGGCGGAACAACAACTGGCGGCCCTTCGCGCCAAGCTGGAGGGCTGACGAATGTCCGCACTGAGCGACTACGCCGAGACCCTGCTGGCGAACTTCATCGCAAACGCCACGACGGCGACCCGTCCGACGACGCGCTACCTGGCGCTGTTCACGGCGGCCCCCTCCGATTCTGGCGGCGGCACCGAGGTCTCTGGCTCTGGCTATGCACGACAGGCAGTGACCTTCGGCGCCGCATCGTCCGGAGTGACCGCCAATACCTCGACCCACACCTACACCGCAGCTGGCGGGGCATGGGGCACGATCACCCACTTCGGCATATTCGACGCTCTGACGGGTGGAAACCTGCTGTGGCACGGCGCTGTGACGACGTCCCGCACGATCGCTGATGGCGAGAGCCTGACGGTCGCCGCCTCGGCCTTCACGCTGACGATGGCCTAAGCATCGCCATAGGAGGGCGTGAGCCGTGCCTACAGTCTCCTATGGAATCACGAACACAGCGGATGATGTTTCTGACGCCACTTCCGCAGGAGGTGGTGTAGATAATACATCGGTCCTTCAAGGACTTCTATTCGGAACGTACTCTGTTCCGGCTGGGTTGCGATTTCTTGCTGTAGCGGTCCCTCAGGGGGCAACGATCACCGCCGCAACGTTGACGCTCAAGAAAGACGCATCTCAGCCTTACATCAGCACTAACCACGGCTCGCTAAAGGGCGTGGCGTCCGACAACGCCCCTGCGTGGGCGACAACTAGGCCCGCGTTGGCAGCCAAGACGACGCAGTCAGTATCAGTCGTCAACAGCGCCACAGTGGCCTATGATGTTGCGGCCATTGTTCAGGTCATAGTTAATCGCGCAGGCTGGGTGTCTGGTAATGCTCTGGCCTTCGCTGGCGACACGGCAGGCGCTAACGGGGCGATAACGTGGGTCGATTATTCCACATCCGCCACTAACTGCGCTCAACTCTCCATCACCTACACTACGGGCGGCGGCGGTTCTTCCTACGCCATCGCCGGCGCCGCATCTGGTTCGGCGGCAACTGCTGCGTCTCCAAAGCGGTCCGCACCTTCTGCCGGCGCCGTCACCGCCACCGCAGCATCCGCCGGTTCTGGCTCCGTCGCGCGGGCGATCACCGGCAGCAGCATCAGTGCGGGCTCGGTCAGCGGACAACTGCTGACGCTCCGGCCCGCCGCGGCCACCGTGCTGGCTTCGGCTATCGCGACCGGCGACGTTGAACGCGAGGCCGGGGCGTACAGCATCTCCGGCACGGCGGCGGCTCTGGTGTTCAGTCTGGCTGATGTTGGACGAGAGGCGCCATGCGCGGCAACGAGCAGCGCCATCAGCACGTCCTCGGCGAACGTCATCGGATCGCGTCCGTTGTCAGCGGTATCTGTCGTCGCGGGCCAATGCCAGGGCGACTTCGAGATCGGTTCCCCGCTCAGTGCGTCTGCCACGGTCATCGGCACAACCTCTGGCGCCGTGCTCCGGCTGGCGACCATCGACGGGCAATCCGTTGGCCAAGGCCTAGCGAGCGGGGCGTACAGTCGCGTCGCTCCGGTTGGCGCTGCGGTCGATGGGGTAGGGTATGCCTCGGGGGACTTGACGGCATCCATCGCGAACGACGGCGGCGGTCAGGCTGTGTGGCGTCGCAGGCGCGGCTCGTCCGTGCGTTGAGACGACACCGCGCCTGTCGCCTCTTCCGCGGCATGGCTCGCAAGGCATCGACCGCACCCCGAGAGCCCATCGTATTCGAGCCCGACGGCAAGATCCTGTCGGCGTTCCTGATGTCCGATGGCGATTTCGACATCATCCAGGGGCCCATCGGCTCCGGCAAGACCGACACGGCCGTCATGCGGCTGTTTCGCCACGCCAGCCAGCAGCCCAAGCAGCGCGACGGCACGCGCCGCAGCCGCTTCGCCATCGTCCGCTCGACCTTCCCTGAGCTGAAGACGACGACGATTCCGTCCTTCACCGAGCTTTTCCCTGAGGGCTCGGAGGCACAGGGCGGGTTCGGCGAGATGTCGTGGTCGCCGCCGTTCACCTATCACATGCGCTACGGCGACATCGAAGCCGAGTTCATCTTCCTCGCCCTCGACAAGGACGACGACGTCAAGAAGCTGCGCTCGTTGCAGCTCACCGGCATCTATTTCAACGAGCTCCAGTACATCAATCTGCTGCTGGTCGCCGAGGGTCTGAGCCGCTGCGGCCGCTATCCATCACGCAAGAACGGCGGCTGCACATGGACCGGCGGCATCGCCGACATGAACGCACCCGAGAGCCTGCACTGGGCGCCGATCATGTTCGGTAAGGCACCGACGCCTGACCACTTCACTCCGGACGACGTCCAGCGGCACAAGCGCCCGCCAGGCTGGAACCTGTTCATTCAGCCGCCGGCGCTGCTGGTCATGGACGACGAGATGCGGGCCCACGGCATGGTCGCGCTCAATCCTGGCGACGAGGTCGAATATTGCATCAACCCCGGCGCCGAGAACCTGCGCTGGCTGCGTGGCGACTACTACGCCAAGAAGATCTACGGCGTCAGTCGTCAATGGATCGACGCCAACTGCCGGAACATCGCCGCCTCGATCATGCGCGGCAAAGCGGTGCACCCGCTGTTCCGGTCCGAGAACGAGCGCAATAGCCATGTCGCCAGCGCGCCGCTCAAGTTCCAGCCCGAGCTTGACCTATACGTCGGTCTTGACTTCGGCCTGACCCCAGCCGCCGTTTTCATGCAGACCGTGCGCGGCCGCGTCTTCATCCTGGCTGAGCTTTACGCCGAGGACGTGGGGGCCGTGACCTTCGCGCCGTTCGTGAAGTCGGAAATCCTCAAGCGCTTCCCCGGTCTCGACCCGAGCCGCGTCAAGTTCTTCGGCGACCCCGGCGGCGACATTCGCGGACAGGCCGAGGAAAAGACGGCCTTTGACATCTTCCGGCAGAACGGCATGCCGGTCGTGCGCGCCCCCGGAGCGAACCGCTTCATCGGTCCCGGCGGACGGCGCGAGGTCGTCGACAACCTGCTTACCCGGCAGGTGGACGGCTATCAGGCGTTCCTCGTCAGCCCCGACTGTCGGATGCTCGTTCAGGGCCTCGGCGGCGGCTACCAGTTTAAGACGACGAACACCTCGGCCGGCAAGTTTACGTCGAGCGACATCGTCAAGAATG